AACTTTGCAAACTTAATGAATCTTACCCAAACTTGCAACTATTTTTTTATCGTATTCCTCCAACCATTCGCGACATTGTATTACGCGCTGAATAATTAATTGCTCAATTTCGGCATCACGTTGCACCTGATAAGCCACCCAACGCTCGTTAGCCGGTAAGTCATCATAAACAACCTCGCCATCATAGTTTGCCTCCTCTGGTGTGTTCATTAAGCCATGAAACACAATAAACGTAGGTCGCTCCCAAAGTGCCATGTAACCGCGACCTTGCCACTCGTAATCAGGATTGATTCCATCAATAGCTTGTTGCTGTAATGTTTTGCGTGACCATGCCGCCTTAACATCAACAATTAAGTGATTTGTAACAACATCGCAAGTGCCAACCATCCATTCGTTGTGAACGGTTACTTCGTTCTTTTCGGCCATACCCAAACCGATTTGCTCAGCCATAAAGTCAATCAAGTCAATCTCAACAAGGTTACCTTTCATGATGTACTTGGAATATATTTGCTCGCGGTCTTGGCTGTACCACTCCATTAAGAATGACTTGCAGGTTGCTGATAGCTCGCCTTTAATTTTTGCGTTGCTCATTATTTTACCTATCTGTGAGTAATGTATTCTAAATATCTTATCCATTGGTCAATAGAGCCTCCACCTCGTTAGTAACATTATATTTTTTCTTTATTGCATCAATAGTAACCGATCCTGCAGCAATAGCCGCCTTAGCTTTTTCGATTGCTTCACCGGTCAATGTCGGTTTGGTAACTGGCTTTGTCGATACCCTAACCGCATCGTGCATTTCACCGAATGCTCTAACCTTTTCGGTTGTTAATACAATCTGTTTGTTTGTCCAGTCCTCAATAAATGGACTACCCAATAGCTTTGATATGCGCTTTAGGTTTGTAGCGTTAGCAACCATTGGCTTGCACTCGGCAAAGTGAACAATGCAGCATTCGGATTCGCCACCTTTGCCATCGTGTACTTTTTCTTTGTCAACTTTGGTTATAGTAACGGTTTTGTCAGCATCGGTTAAATCCCACCCACCGATATAATTTGGGTTGCGTAATTTTTTAAAGTGTGTTTTGGTTTCCATTGTTAGTTAGTTATTAGTTGTTAAAATAAGTCATCGTTTGAAATCGGTGCGCTTGGCTTTGAATACGTTGCTTGCGTGTCTTCAGTCTGTGTAAACGGATTCGCATCCACTTTCCAGCAAACTATCGTGTTAAACACCTTAACTTCACCTTGTGGTGATGTCCATTCTCTACCACGAATATTGATGTGAGCTTCAATGTCTTGACCTACTTTCAAGTCATCTGCTATTGAGCAGGCTTTCTGCTGTAGTTCGATAGATACTATCTGTGGGTATTGGTCTGCTGTGGTGAGTATTATTTCTCGCTTTGAGAACTTACCATCACTAACTGTTGTTGTTGCGCCTATGCGCTTAATTGTGCCTTTAATTGTCATTGTATTTGTTATTATTGATTGTGAGTATTAACTTTTGGCTTATATAAAAATTGGTCTAATATTACTTCAACAAATGATGGGTTGGTTATGATGTCCTTGCCACCTATTTCAAGTTCCCAGTTGTCGCACTCACGCGCTAAACCGCATAGCTTCATAATCCAGTTGGCTTTGTGCAATTCAAATGATGCTTCGAGGTTACCATCAACATCCCAAACGTAGAATGTTTTATTGTCTGATTCGTAATCAATGCGCTGTTTAGTGCCATCGATTTTCCACGATGTAACGCTTGTAATGCTTTTGGTAATGTTTTGGTGTGTGTTCATTTTAAGATAGTTTTTCGGTTAGTTCTGTGTAAAATTCGTGTGAGAAGTCAAGTATTTTTTTGGTGTCGGTGTCAATAACATCGGTTACCATATAACCTGCATTGATTCCGCATTCGTAATCTGCTGGCTCCCATTCAAATGTGATGGTGATGTTTACTGTTTTAGTTTTTGGCATTGTGTGTGTTTGTTAGATTAATAATGTGATGCAAATGTAACTATACTTTTTAAACCTACAAATTAATTCTACCCTTTTAACAATTTTTAACATATCTCTTTGCAAGGTTATAGACCTTAAAATGTTGTGGTTTCCAGTTAGCTACTCGGTTTCGGAGGATGTTCTTCACTTGCTCTTGAGTCATAAAACATTTTTCACCAATAGTCACGAATGGGCCTTTACCAGCATTTCGGCCATAGGTTTGCACTCGTTCAATGTTGATGACTTTAATAGCATCGTAAGCGGTTTGTAGTTGTTCGGGTGTTGGTTTTGTTTGTTTCATATTATTTTAAAGGTTAAATCGTTTTGCAGTTCAATAGTAAAATCTTGTTTTCCAAAGTGTTTAGAAATATGTTCAAATAAATCATTGCTTCTAAACCTCATCGTGTTGGCATCAGCAAACGATAAGTGATAATTGTCGCTTTCTTTTAGTTCCTTAAAAATATGCAATTTTTTATCTTTAAATCCAAACATAATACCATCGGTTTCAGGGTTAATATCCATTTGTTTTAATATTAATTTTGAAACAATAAAAACAGATTGTTTTTTTTTAGCGCACCTTATTATTGGCTTAACCTGATAGGCACTTGTTGCGCTTCTTTTTTTTCGTAGTTCAACCATCATATCTCTGACATTATTAATACTTCGTTACTATTCATTTTCTTTGCCTTTCGCATAGCCATATAAACATTGTTAGCCAATCGTTGCTTAAGATCCTTTGCTGCCTCAACTGAAGAAAAATCCTCACTCCAGTCCTCCGCTATTTTGCTTTTATTTTTTAGCCTTTCAACGATGCTTGAAATGATTTTGGTTATTTCGTGCGGTTTCATCTTAGATACCATTGCACACTCGATGGTGTCAAGTCCACTATTATAGTTCAGCCACACATCCCAATGTTGTTGCGTTATTGTTGCAGGCTTCGGAACGTGAACGTAGCTGTCACATATTACCCTTGCCATCTTGCGTTTAGGCTTTTCCATTTTGTAGCTGAAATTTAAGTAATACAAGTGCAGAATGTATGGCCTCTGCATTGTGGCCTTTGTACTTTAGAATTGAGCCACGTTTGGGTTCAATGGCATTCGGGTTTGGTCGGTAACCAAATAGTAAGCGTTGGATGAGTTGTTTCATATTGTGTGTTGTTTAGATTAGATTAGATTTCTTCGTATTTATTTATTTGTTTCATAATTTTATAACAGCCTAATTGTTTTAAAAAAGCAATACAAATTTCTGCGGTTAAAGTTTCACTTTGTTTTTCAATTTCTTTTTCTTTTCTAAAAAGTGTTGGAGTAAAAGATTCTGCATTATTTTTTTTAGCCAGTTTGATATATTTTTTTTCTTTTATAACAATATTTGATAATTCTATTATTTTATCAATTTGCATAATAAACATTTGTGGCATTATTTTATATACCCCTCTTTTAACTAATACGCAACATTTTGAATAAACTAAATAATAAAAATTCATACCATGAATATTATTATTATCCATAAATATTTCTATGTCTTTGTATAGTATATTTTCATTAATTTTGTAATTTTCGTACAAGTGTTTACGAATTTTTGTAATGTTTTCTTTTGCTTTTGTGTAAGTGTTTGGTTTCATTGTGTTTTGTTTTTAATTGTTAGTATTAATTATTTAGACCGCAAACCTACAACATTATTTTATTAAAAAAAAATTGTTTGTTAATTATTTTTGTTTTATGTTTGCCAAAATTAATTTAATCTAACTAATATGAAAAACTACAAACTTTACCTTGCACTATCTGATTTATCAGAGCAAAAAGAAATTGAACAATTTGAATTTAATGACATTGATGAATTATTGCATAAAATTCTTAATCATAAAGGATTGGCAGAAGATAGGGTATACTTATGTGCTATTCACGATATTGATGAAGATGAATCACTTGAAATACTTGTTACTGAAAGCTATCCATTAATGAGAGATTTTATTGATTCTTTTGATTTAAATGTTAATATTTTTCCACTTTCTATTCACGTTCAAATGTATGAGTCCTACGAAGATGCTTATGCTGTTGCATTGGATATGAGAGAGGGCAGTCCATTGTGTTATATTGATAATAAAGCAGCACTTGAATTTAATGAAGAAACGCAAAGTTTTAGAATTGGAGAATCAAAATTAGATACTGAAGGATTTAAAACATTAGCAATATTAAAAAATACAAAAGAGGCTGAAAATGTTGCCGATTATTTAAGGGTTACAACAAAATTAATGGGAGTTAAAAATATTTCTTTTGATGATTTACAAGAAAAAGTAGATGATTTAATTCAGTTTATGTCTGCAAATAATACCAAAATTTAAAACTATGAAAACAAAACTATCATTATTTATGTGGGCAGTTGCCTCAATGTTTATGTCATTTTGGTCTGTATCATTTGCAATGTCTGGAGTTTATTATGACAACAGCGAATTTGTTACTTTTACACTTTCGTTCTGCGCTTCACTTGTTAGTGCTGTGTGTGGCGCAGGTTTTATGCAGCAATGGATTAAGAAATGAAACTACTCTATAAACCAACAAAACTAACCTGCGACTTTATCGTTCCCGACATTGAGAAATCAGATGGTGTGCAAAAGATCATAGGCTTCAGCAGAGGTTGGCATCATTGGAAT